TAAGCATACCATTAACCAATTCAGCATTCTTAATTTCAATCGTATCCTTCAGTGTGAAGGTGCGTTCAAATGCACGGTTGGCAATACCTTTGTATAGATAATCCTGGTTGTCATCGTCTTTAGAGGCACCTTTGATGGCCAACTTATTACCTTCCATGGTAATTTCAATATCAGACTTTGCAAATCCAGCAACAGCCATTTCGATGACGAACTTGTTGTCTTTGATTTGTTTGATATTATATGGGGGATAAGTTGGTACAGATTTCGCAATATCTTTGGTTGCAGATTGCAACATATCGGTAATCTGGTCTAGACCAATCATGTTTGGGTACAGTTGGTCGAATTTTGGAAACAGTAATCCTGTCATAGTTTTCTCCTTAAAAAGCAAGATTAAAAAATTGCCGCCTCAAAGAGCACGGCACCATTATTATAGTATTATTTATACAGGTTGTCAAGCCGATTGTGGTTTTTTACCAATATTGTACTTCGGTGTTAATTGCCACTCATTCTTCTCTTTGTGGGATAGTATCTTAACCTGTGAAAGGAAGATTGGTGCTGGCACCTCTGTCTGTTTCTTGTTGACAATCTTTACCAAACCCCAGTCTTCCAATAGGTTTACAATTGCATTCCTACGGGACAGGTCATTCTCGGTAATATCTGTTGGTTTGCCGTCTAGGGCAAATAACTCTTTGAAATGTACCACATAGTATTGTCCACGCTTGTGGAGTATGTGGCAAGATTGGTATAATGTTTTGTCCTTCTTGGACGCAACACCGATCCGTGTCAATGTCTCACGGACTTTTAAAAAATCATCTTTTTCATCCAAGGTCACTTCAACTAGGTCTTTAACGTCTATCATTATTCTTCACTCCGCCCGTATCTATTTTTGTTTTTATTTCAGCGATTTGTTCATTAGTAAGAATACGGAGGGCTTCTTTAGCCTTGGCGTTTGAATACCCAAAATAGATTTTCACACACTCAATATTCCTATCAGAATCGGCTTTTTGCCACGGAACGAACTTCCGTTTCATGGGCCTGATACTATTTAGAAGATACTGGTATTGCATGTCCTTGTCCAGACCAGGCCACATGTTCATTTCATTGACATGCAACACACAGTCTAGGTGATTGGAAAGAGACCTGTTGATTAGGAATGGTGCATAATCCTTGTAGTCCAACTCACCTTCTGGTGACTTCTTTCTTAGGATGTAATCTGCATAGTCGAACGGACTCATTTGAATTCACACTCAACCATAAGTTCAGTCAGACAAGCAATCAAATTGATTTCATGGTCGGCCACGAATGCTGCTTGATATTGATACTTGGCCAATATCAGAACCATTTGTGGTACAGAGTTTGGTTTCAATTTGTCATACAATGCATCATAGATGTTTCTAAAGATTCTGGTGATATCATTGTCGAGGTTGTTTGTCACCCATTTACGACAAGAAGCAAAGTCCTTGTTCATAATAGAAGATACCAACTCATTCATTTGAACATCGGAAACTGATGCCAGAATGCCCTTGTCAATTGTGCCACTAACCGAGTAACGCTGCAATTCATTTAGAACACGGCGATTATCTGGAAAGTGTTTGGTAATAACCGCAGCGACAACAGATTTGTCGTAGGTGATACCTTCTTGTTCAAGAATCCATTCAGCACGCTTGAAGAATGCCGCAGCCATCTTTTGTTTGCTGCCATTGATTTTAAAGTCAACAACAGTACAACGAGAATGTATTGGATCAATGATCCTGTTCTTAAAGTTACAGGTGAAGATGAAAGAACAGTTGGATGCAAACTCCTCAATCGCACCACGCATGGCAGGTTGAGTTGAATTTGGATTTAGATAGTCGGCTTCGTCAATGATAACGACCTTGCGTCCACCAGACAAGGACATTGACGATGCATAGTTTTTGATTTTGTTCCGTAGAACATCAATACCCGATTCATCTGAACCGTTAATCATAATGTAATCACAACCGACTTCTTCACAGAGAGCCTTTGCAATCGTAGTTTTACCGACACCAGCAGAACCCGCCAACAAAAGATTGGGAATCTCTTTGCGGTTTACATACTCCTGAAATGTGGTTTTGATGCCATCAGGAAGAATACAATCTTCGATGGTCTTAGGACGATACTTCTCCACCCACAAAATGTGTTGCGACATTCAAATTCTCCATAATATAATTAAATTTCGTCATGCCATTTAAAGCCAAGCAGTAACTTGGCAAAAAATCTTACGACTGCATTTGGCTTAGTGGGTCTATACACAAACATAGAATCTGTAATTTCCCACTTACCAACATTTTTCACAGAAGGTGGTCTTATAACAAAAGAACCTGCCGTTGGTGATGACGATGATATAGTAAGGCCAGTGCCGCCACTACCAATCAATAAAGGGCTCATCACATTGATGGGTTGCCATTGAATCTTTCGCCATTCTGCAATCCATTGTTCACTTGGAGTAAAATCCAAGTCTAGAGTTTGTTGGTCAGTCAGAGGCCAAAAGAATTCAAACTCTAACTGTTTCATCACTTAACCTCAACCATACTTTCATATAGTGCTTCAAACTCTTTAGATTCAGCAACCTCAGTTTGAAATGAATTCTTGTGCTGAGTCTTTGCCATGCGTTTCAGAATTTTTTTAGGAATCTTTAACTCATCATATGCAAGGTCAATAATGTCTTTGATTGCAGCATTGTTAGAATCATTCTTGTGCATGTGGTGAACCGCTTCATCCACATATCCTTTGAGTTTCTTCAATGCTTCATCATCAAAAGAACCGAATAGTGTATTTACTTTAGTCATTGTGCAGTCACCATTCCAACAACATCATAATCGGATTCATCAACAACAACATTACCATTGGTTAAATTGATTGCTGTTTTACCTTTTTGGTCACCTTCGGAAATGGTGAACACGGCCACAATGTATGTGGGATTAACGGCAATCTTGTTGCCGCTTGCTGATTCTGTAATCCAAATCATATTATTCTCCAAAAGTTAGGTCAGATTCTTTAGCTTCGATAGCAATCCAGTATTGCATATCTTCTTTTGTATTTCTAAAATAGGATAGACCTTTTGAAGAAATTTTTACCTCATAGGTACCGGCAATCATCTTAAAGTTTTCGGTTAAGAATAATGCCTTGAACTTTTTGCCATTACCATCAGCAATTTCTGTTGAATCAGTATGTGCAGAGTTGTCTTTTGCATCACAGGTTGTAATGTAAATCTTTTCACCATCGGATGTAATGGCGATATTTGGTGATTGTAGAATGCTTGCAGTTTTAAGAACAGAAGCCAATTCTTCTTCTTTCAATGTGAAAGCTACATCCACAGAAGGAAGATTCAAGTCTTTATCTGGTGGTGTTACAATCATGCTCTTTGCAGTCTTACGGTAGTTTAGTTTCTTACGACCAACTTTAAAGATAACATGTTCGTTATCGAAATCAATTTCACCGTCTTTGTACAAGGATTGAACCGACAAAAATTGGTTCAAATCATAGATACAAAAGTCTTGTGGAAAGTCATCTTTAATTCCAGCTTTTGCCAAGACAGTCTTGGTTGCGGAAATGGTTGTCAATTTCTTACCAGTCTTAAACTCAATGCCAGGATTAATGTTGGCAAAGTTTTTAAGAACCGTTAAGGTCTCATTCGATAATTTCATTACGATACTCCTTCAGTCAATTCACTTATTGTATTCGATCCGTAAGAACGAGTCAAGCACTTCATTAAATTATTTTTCAAGTCTTCCACAGTACCATCATTGTCAATGGTGTGGTCAATATTACCACCTATCCATCTCCATTCAGATTCATGTGGACCATTTTCATACATAAAACTTTCGGCTTTATGTGAACCTCTATTTGCTTGTGCAGCAATCTCATACCAGTGTGGAGAAATACCACGTTTCACTTCAATCATAACACCACCGTTTTTATGTACAAAATCAATTTCATTTTGAAATCGTACATCAGTGATGACATAATTTTTTTCTCTGTCAATAAGTCTTTCTAACCTATCAACCCAAAAATTTTCATGGAAAACACCACGACCAACCTCAGTACCAAGTAACTGTAAGGCTAGTCGTGGTGTAAAATCCTTGCCAAATTTTTTAGACCAGAATTTATCTGGTTGCTCACGCCACTCTCTGGATGTGGGTGTGTCACCTTCTAGGTAATCTCTTGGCCAATCAAACATGACTGCGGCAATGTCTTTCACACCACCAGCAAAACTAATTTGTTTAAAACCAAAATCTTTTAAAATATCACCAGCAGTACCTTTACCTGAACCAATGAAACCTACAAGGCCGACAATCATCACATTTCTCCAACAAAGTTTGCTACGGCAGGCATATCTCCCTTGAAGTGATATGTTCCGATATGATCTAAACGCATCCAAGGACACAACCAAATCGAACCACCCATCTTGCGCCACAACTGACAGAACATATAATCTTCTGATAGGTAACGGTCGGAACCACCACCTGTTGCAGAATCTACGGTGTCGATCATTGTATCAAAGTAAGCATGAATGTATCGTGAACCGTCAAAGTGAGCTTGGCCAACATGATCTGGTTTGTAACGCAACTGTGGGAATGCTTCTGCAAACTTAGGAAACACTTCACGCTTAACCATCATAAAACCAGTTCCAATTTCCAAAACCTCAAGTGGTTCAGAAACAGAAAACTTATCAGTGCCTCTTACAGGATTAAACACATAGTCGCCTGTAACTTTCTCTAGTGATCCAGCATCCATAGTTGGATTTTTCGCCATAGCTTTTGCTACAGAAGACCACTTGATGGCTTTCTTAGGATAAGGTCCACCAATAACATCTTTATCTAAAGCCAAAAGTGCAATCACATCTTTAGGATCGAAATGAATGTCTGCGTCAATAAACAACATATGTGTGCAATCTGAACGATTCAAAAATTCATCAACAAGATAGTTTCTTGCTCTAGTGATTAAGGATTCATTGAAAAGAAATGAGAATTTCACTTGAACACCGTACTGCATACAGATGGCTTGCAAATCAAGACAGGCTTTCGCATACAATCCGTGATTCATACCACCATACATTGGTGTGGCTACAAAAATACTTTTCTTTTGAAGTTCCTCTTTTTTAATTGAAATTTCCATTTACTCTCCAAAAATAAAAAAAAGGGGAGTACCACTAGAAGTGGTCTCCCCACAATTCACCTAATTAGGCGCTGAAGCTGTAACCAGCTTTGATAGCAGCACGAACCATAGACTTGGTTGGTGTGCCCATACGATACACGGCAACTTTGCTACCATCACCACGGGTCTTGGTGTTGGTGTAGATTACATGACCTTCTTGGCGAAGTTCATCAATACGAGCGGCAACATTTTGGATGCCGAAACGAGCACGAGCCTGTGCGGTTGAAAGTGTGTTGTATCCCTCTTTCTTGCTCAAGAAATTAAGGATGCGGGTTTTGGCGGATAGTTTAGTCATAATAAATCTCCTAATGACAAAGTTAAACAAAGTTCTTGCGTTCTGCAAGTATTCACATTATACTATTACTTAGTGTGTGTGTCAAGTATATTTGCGGTATACTTTTTTATCTGCCATTTTTTTGCTGGCAAATCCTTTCAATGAGTTTTGTCTTTTCCTTAAGGATTCTTCAGGAATAAAGTCCAACTCCTCATCAATAATTTTATTCAATAATTTCCATCCAATATCCAATTCTTTTTTGGCCTGGGTTTTACTTTCGTATTCTATACCAAAAATTATTACCGATTTTGATTGACCATTATATTTACCAGAACGAACATATTGTGGAAATATAATTTTACCATCTATCATTTTATATAGAGTTCTCCAACAAACATTTAATTTTTCTCTTGCTTCACTTCTAGAAGCATAGGTAATACCATCAATAGTAACAGGTTTTCTTTTTTTAAGGTAAAAATTTTCAGTATGTTTATATCCAAACAATCCTTCTCCACCTAAAGTGTTATTATATCCTTTTTTTAGACTATTATATTCTTTTATAAAAAAAGGTTCCATCGTGTGTAAACAATGTTCTCTATCTAAAGATTGATATATTACATTCCATTCAAAACCATCAAGTCCATATTTTCTTAAAGCATTATAGAATTTATATTTTTTATTGAAATTTGACGGAGATTTGTGTTCCCACATTCTTTGTGGCCAATTTGAATCAAATCCAATATATACTTTTCCGTTTATTTTATTTGTGGCTTTGTAGATAGAATAAATATTCATGCTGGCATTCCTTTACAATGTTAGAGTAGGTAAGGACGGCAATCCTGTGACCTACACCTATTTATACCTTTATCTACCTACCTGTCCTAAATATTTTTCTTTAGTCTGGTTCCAATCCATGAATATCAAGTCATCATAGAACAATGATTCATAAGACACATTGTTCTTTTTCTTTAACATTGATATACGACCTTTGGCATATTTGGTTTTCCAAATATTTGCCAAGGTTTCAGGACTGGTATCAAATGATTTGACCAGTTCTTTATCACCAATCTCTTTTCTGAGATATTCACTGGTGTTATTGTAGAGAGGTGAAAAATAGATACCCCTCTGATGTTCAGTGCGAATCAATTCTTTTGGTATACTTAACTTGGAGTATGCAAAATTCAATGACCGGTTTTTGTGGTCACGCTTGAGTGGTAAACCATTTTGGTTCTTGGCTTCCCACCATTCAAAATATTTACGAGTATGGTTTTCTTTGATCCAGTCAAAGACCATTTTCATAGTTTTCCTAGTGGGTTCGAAAGCAACTGACCCACTAGAAAATCCCATTTTGTTCCAATGTTCCAGGCCATCATATTGAGATAGACCATTAGACTTGGTATTACCATATAAAGAGGTTGTAGTGACGCCAACCAGTGTATCTCCATAACGAACCTTCCAATCATTTTGTACTGTATCAGACAGACACAACAATGCCAACAATTTGCCACCCATATAATTAAATCCTAAAGGTTGCAGTGGTACAATCGTTGAACCGATTGCTGTGTGGTTAATCATTCCTTGTTGTGTCTTAACATCTCTTGCCCAACCGATTGCAGAATCTCTTGGAGTTAAATCCAAGAAGTCGGACGATATGCAAATAACACCAAGGTATTTTCCAGATCGACCATCAACTACTGTGTAATACAAATTGCGGCCAATGTTACTATTGTTTTTCATTGTGGATGAAAATGTACGGATAGTATTCCAAGTTTCTGCACCGTCACCATTGGATAGTTGCAAAATAGGTTCTAGTTTTTCATAATCATCCGGACCTTCTGGCATCCAGAAATTCTTTTTAACCTTTTCGACTAATTTTTCTTGTGTCAAATCAATTAATTGTTTATCATCACCATACAATGTGCTAATTGTGCGTGTCGGATATTTCTCCTGTACCTCACACCATTTCTGGTATAAAGTATACTCACGCACATCCATTTTAGATGCATAGGTTAAATTCTGAATGAGAGTTTCTTTTAATAACTCTGTGTCAATATGTTCAAATCGGGATGCATCGTTGGTTCTCGACCACACATCCCATTGAGCATCAACATAATCTATAGGTGTTGCCATTAAGTTCTTGCTTGCAGTTGATTCATGTTTTTAGGATTAAAATACTTGCGTCTAATTTTATCCAATTTCTTCAGACCAAATTGTAACGCCAGTGGTTTCACACGACTAGTATACACCATTCCGTTCATGTGGTCAAGCTCATGGAGGAAACAACGAGCAGTTATACCAGTAAATGTTTTGGTACGATTGACACCATTAAAGTCCTGGTATTCTACTTCGATTTCGGCAGGTCTTGTGATTCTCAGATTTAGGAAAGGGAAAGAAAGGCAACCTTCTTCCATGTGTACTTCACCTTTAGAAGAAATAATTTTTGGATTGAAGTATGCCACATATTCTTCACCTGAACCCATAACAAATACACGGTGTTCGAATCCACATTGGTTTGCGGATAGTCCAATACCATTATACTTCTTACAAGTTTCAACTAATGTTGACGCAAAACTATTTGGATTGATTGTGGAATTTTGAAAATCAAATTCGGGCAACACTTTGTATAGTGCAGGATGATCCGGTGCAACTAAATCGAATGTCTCAACTGGTGTGGCTTTAACTTCAGCCTTTTCTTCTGTGTTATATAAAACAAAATCTTCTGTATTCATAATTTATCCTATGGTTGGTTTATCAAACAATTTTTTGTACAGTTCATCCACATCAACTACTTTAGACCTAGAATCACACAACAAAACATTTTCATCGTACACTGGTCTAATAGCCAAACCATTGAACGACATTGTAGGCATTGCCTTCTTTATAAACAATAACATTTTTTCTTGGTATTGTTGATGAAATTTCCTTTGGCATAAGAAGGCTTTATTATTACCTATGGTAAATATTCTCCAATTTTTATAATTGTATTTCGACATTATAAACTCACATACTGCACTGTTCACACCAGGATACTCCCAGTCATTGAAATCATCCACAGCAATAACACCATACTCTTTCATCTTGTCTGCAAATAAAATCAAATCATTCAATACCACAGGATGTTCATGGCAGCCATCAATGTGTAAAAACTTTAACTGGTCTTTGAAAACCAAATCATCTGGAAACAATGACATTGTATCGGTTAATTTCCAAATCAGGTTTTCACCTTTACTAAACTTTTTAATATTTTTGTCTGCAATGACTCTTTGTTCTTCGGAAAAAATATCATACAGATAGAAATTATCTTTCGTGTTTTTAAAGTTGCAAATGTTAATTGCACTTCGGCCATTTGCAACACCAATCTCACAGATATCACCATCCAAATTGAATTGTAGTTCTTGTAGTACACCATACATAAGAACAATGTCGATTGGATAAAACCAACCTGGGACTTCTTTGTCTACTACATTTTTTTGGTACGACAGATATTCATTGAAATTCATTTTGCAATCCTTGAAAAGTTTCCTTTTTTCTCAAACTTAATTACAGAACGGAACTTGTCGAACAGCTGGTCGCCTTTATGTGAGATAACAAACACATTGTTATCTGTTCCCATTTCATGTATTAACTTTAAGAATTCTTCGGTGCCTACAGTGTCGAGGCTAGAATCAAACACTTCATCAAGTATCAACAAGTTTGTATTGGTACTATTCTTTAGTTTGGCAATCTGTCGCCAGGTAAACAATAGTGCCAAGTCAATTCGCATCTTCTCACCTTCGGAGAAATTGGCATAAGAGAAATCATCACGGTGTCTACTCTTAATTGTTTCTTCAAAGTTTTCATTGATGTTAAAGTTGACAAAGAAGTCCATGGCTTTTAAATACTTGTTAATCAACTTGTTCATAATTGGCAAATATTGTTTAATGATACGTGTCTTAATGCCACCATCTTTCAACAAAGTGCCTGCAAATTCATGGTAATGTTTTTCTATCAACGTTGCGTTATAAGCTTTACGATATTCTTCTAATGAAGCATTCAGTTCGGTTAACTTTTGGTCACTACCTTCGGTATTAGTTTGTTTTTTATTCAACTCATCAATCTCAGTATTCAACTTGGAGATGTAGTTGTTAATTGCCGATATGGTAGAAGTGTGTTTAATGACTTCACCATTATGTTCACTGATATGTGAAAGTATATCGGTAATTGATTGTATCTCGGAAGTTACTTTGGTTAACTCTTGTTCAATCTCAACCAAACCAGTTTTTTGTGTAGTGATTTTCTCTGACTTTTCTTGTACTTGAGAATCTTTCCATTCAGGTGTGATAGATTGTTTGCAAGTTGGACAATCGTGGTTGTTTTCATAGAAGTCAATCTCCTTCTGATTTCGGTCAATATTAGTTTGTACTTTACCTTTGATTTGAAACAAACTCTTGGACTTTTTGTCCAATTTTTCTTTCTTATCACCAACCTTATTTTGTAATACCGTAATATGTTTATTAATCAACTGAATATCACCTTGCAGTGTACTCATTTGTGTCTTTGATTTTTCAATTTCGTCCAGTTTGCGTTTAATCTCCGCATCATGGTTCTTTTTATGTTCTTCGATGTTTTGTTTTTGTAGAGTTATCTTTTCTTCGGTAAGAGAAATTGCATACTTGGCTTTATTCAATTCTTCTTTGATGGCCGAGTTCTTCTCTTTGATAACATTATTCATCGAGGAAAAGATTTGAATGTCTAGTAGGTCTTCAATGATTGCTCTGCGGTCAGCTGCCGATAACTGCATGAACGGAACAAAGGATGCTGAACCAAGAATGACAACCTGCGTGAAGGACTTGTAATTTAATTTGAGAATATTATTCTCTAGTATCTCTTGATAGTCTTTTGCAGCTGCATCTTGGTTCAGCAATACATCATTCAGATAAATTTCAAATACATTTGGTTTGATACCACGAATTACCTTGTACTTCTTTTGGCCAATATTGAAATGAACTTCAACGACAGCCTCTTTACCATTGACAGAGTTGAGTAATTGTGGTTTGTTTATCTTACGAAAGGGTTTACCAAATAAACCAAAACATAATGCATCCAAAATTGTAGACTTGCCTGCACCATTATGTCCAATAATCAAAGTGTTATTAGACTTGGTGAAATCAATCTCAGTAAAGTGTGCGCCAGTGGATAGAAAATTCTTCCACTTAATCTTTTGGAATAAAATCATGCTTGTTCAGTATTCAATGCCTCTACGTAGAGTTCTTTCAATAATGTTTTTAACCTGTCGTTGTCAATACTTTCTTCTGTAATGCCATCAACATACTTGTTCAATATGGTGAGTGTATCTTCTGCTTCATCAATGACTTCATCACCATCTTCCAATTCTGTAAAATCTTCAGCAATTGTAATGTCTGCTGGATTTACATTATACAGGTTATTCATGAACTTGTCAAACAAATACGGATTGTTTTTGTTTATTACAACCACTTTGACATAGGTATTTGTGTATGGCTTCAAATCTTTTCCATCAATCTCTTTGATTGATTGTTCTTTGTCATCGTAAATGATACGATGGAACATCTTGTTTGGATTTTCTATGAATTCAAGTTGGTGAGTATCCAAATCAAACAAATGAAAACCCCGAGGGTCATTATAATCTTGCCAAGTAAGTTCGTACGGATTCCCCAAATAGTAGATATCATCACTAGAAGATTTGTGATGGTAATGACCACTAAAAGTGTGACTAAACTTCCTAAAAATTCCACGATCTAACCCTCCTTCAGATGGCATACCACGATGCATAGCAAAGCCTGCAATTTCAAAATGACCCATACAAAACTTTGCATCGGTGCCCTTTAATGTCTGTAAAGAATCTTCATAATTTTCTGCACAAATCCAAGGCATCATACAAATCTTATGTGGTCCAACATATATCTCGGCTGGATGGTCAATAACATTTAATGTGATACCATACTCACCAAGAAGTAAATCGGATGAATTAACATCGTTGGTATTTTTAAAGTATGTGTCATGGTTACCAGCCAACATATGAACTTGTACACCCATGTTAAACAAGGGGTCAAAGAACATTTGCTTTGCACGTTTCAGTGAAAAGAAATTGATGTACTTTCTACGGTCAAATGTATCACCAAGAATAAGTACAGTATCAATCTTTTCTTTTTTCAATGTGGGAAAGAATGTGTCTCTATAAAACTTCTCATAGAAGTCTAAGAAAAGTGTTGAATCGTTCCTTGCACCAAAATGTTGGTCGGTAATTATTGCTACTTTCATTTAGTCTTTTCAATTTCCAATACTCTTTGTCGTAACTCAGTGGTAGAAAAACTGTGTTGACGACTGTTAAAATAAACTGACATAGGTAACTGATAACCAGTGAACTGTTTATCTCTATATTCTTCACCTATTATTCTAACATCTATTGGATAAGAAGTCAATATGTCCATCAATTCTTTTTCTGTGGCATATGGTATAATTTCATCAACAAACTTACAAGCCTGTACCTGTATGAACCTTTCCAATACCGTTTGTACTGGTTTATTTTTAGTGGTAGGCCTGTCGATTGTGGGATCCATTTGCAAACCAACAATCAGGTAATCACACTGGGTCTTTGCCTCTTTCAACATCATCACATGACCTGCATGGAAAAGGTCAAATGTGGAACATGTAAATCCTATTCTCATAATTACTCCTCAATAAATTTTTCAAGTCCTTTTGGTTTCTTTGCCGCATCTTTTTCGGCTTTCTTTGCCTTTTTAGAGTCCTCATAGTTGCCAATAAATTCAGCAATGTTTTCATACAATTCGAATTGTTTACTTGAACCATCTTCACCTTCTAACATTTCAAACTCATCTAAGATACCATACATTTCTGTGGCCTTGTATTTGACATACAGTTGTTTCTTTTCTTTTTGTATTCTTCGTAGAAATGCAAAGTATATGATTTGAGTGAAGTACGCAAATGGATTAGAAGACTTAGACGGGTCAAAATTTTCAAAGTACATCAAACAGTTTTCAATACCATCAGAAATCATTTCGTCACGGTAAGTGTAGTTAATGAAGTTTGGTTTGTGTGATAGACCTTCGGCAATCTTCATCCAGCATTCACCAATGTAATTTGGAATGTTTGGTCTGACTTTGTTGGCAGCTTCGGCTTCTGCACATCTGGTTTTGTAGTCTACCAATGCCGCTAGGAAATCTTGATTGTTTATATAATGTTTCTGTTTACTCATTCAAATGTACCATAAAAAGTTGTTGACAAAGGGCTTGACATGTGTTAAAGTCCACGGTGTAGCCCGGATGATATTAATATATTAATTTTTTTATTAGCTTATTAATGTATTAGGAAATTCTTCCTAGATTCCTTTTCTTCAAAAGCGGAAAGAACTTCATCAGTGAGAGCTACCTCTTTTTCTTTCTTATCAGCTTCAGTCAGTTTAATTACCGTATTCAGATAATATTCTTCAAAGTCCTCAGTGGGATCCATTGTGCAAAGTATGGTGTCTGGATCCACATCCACTTTGTTTTCTTTGATAACTGCCATAGGTAACCAACACTGTAACATCAGGTTGACACCTCGGATTTCAAATAACATAGGATCGGTAATTTCTATCATGTCATCTCCTGTATACTCACAGTTACAGATTACATCCAGACCGTCTTTAAATCTTACTATTTTAATGGCCATTTTTAAGTCCTATATTGTAAATTTTAAAAGGAAACTTCTCCTCATTATATATCTTCACTCTTTCGATGAAGTGTTGTAATGTGAAGTTTGTGTGTTTTTTGATTCTCAAATCATCTGATATGTCGTATAGTGTGGCCATATCTTTGCCCTCATTTTGACGAAGACCACGACCAATAGATTGTAGGTTTCTAACTCTAGATTTCGATGGTGATGTGAATATAATATTGTGAAGATTTCTAATGTTTGTACCAGTGCTTGTTGTACCGAACGAAGCCACAAAGATTGCATCTTTTTCCACTTCCATAATCTTACGAATTTCTTCTCTGACTTCCGTTTCAACATCACCATCAACAAAGAATACCTTACGACCATTTGCTTTATCTTTAATCATTTCGTATAATACACGACCATGTTTCTTCATCTGAAACAAAACCAATGTATTTTTATCTAGACTGATTGCCAAGTTACGAATGAAACGATTTCTATTTTCAGACTCAATCAAATACTTTAACTCATCTGGATATGACTTGTCTTTCATTTCTTTACAGACTTCTTCCGAATGTTTCAGTACCAAACACTTTATGTTGAATGCTGATAGTTGTTTTTTGTCAATCAACTCTTTGGTTGATATGACTTTTTTGGTTGGACCAAACAAACCTTCTAGTACCAACTTGTGTGTTTTGGTTCCGTCCAGTGTACCAGTCAGGCCAATTCTATATTTTGCGTTGACACAAGATGTTAATATTGATGTTAAAGATTGTGCCTTGAATAGGTGTGCCTCATCACCAATCACATATTGAAACTGATGAAAGTATTCTGGTGGTAATTTGTACAGTGATTGCCATGTGGAGATTGTTAGATTCTTGTCCGTTAACTTATCTTTACCTTGATAGATTCTGTGTACATTTTCTTCCACATTGAATCCGTTTTCGGATGAATAGTCGGCAAAATCGGAATACAACTGTTCAACCAAAGATGTTGTTGGAACAATAATCAATCCTTTTAATTGTTGATACTGCAACAGTTGTCTAAACAACAAGTATATGATAAGTGATTTGCCTGATGCGGTTGGAGACAATAGTAATGTTCTCCGTTTTTGCATGGCCTCAATAAATGCATTTTGTTGGTGTTCTCTGACACCAATCTGTTTACCTTGTGAATGTAGATTCAGTGTATCAAAGTATTTCTGTGCATGATATACAGAATATTCATCTTCAATAATATCATGTGAGTAAGCGTAATTGCGTTCATCACAGAATTCAATCAGATATGGAATGAGTCCAAGATATAATTGTGAGGTCTGTAGATTGAATAGACGAATCTTACCATCCCAAATGCGATTCCGATAGGCTGGAACGAACTGGTAACCAGGTACAAAGAATGTGAAGTACTCAGATAACTCCTTTGCAACATGCTTCTCACAGGTCACTTTGGTGTATACTTCATTCCTTTTAGTTATTAAAATGTCTGTATTCAATTTCTTCAACTACTAATATTAATATAGGCCTATATTGTGGTTCAACCCAATGTTTGGCTGCCCATTCCAAATAATCTGTTGGAACATCTTTGAAATAGAAACCTTTGTATTTACCAAAATTCATTCTGGTATTTTGTCTGTCTCTATGATTCCTACGAATTTTTCTTTGTCTATTTTTTATGGTTGTTAAATCAGGCATAATGAAACCTCAAAGCATAGTATAGTGCAACACATGCAAAGTAAAAGACAACAAAATATAAAGCCCTAGTTCTCCACATGGTTGCAGCAAAAAACATGCCAACCATAAAAGAAAAAAGGTTTAATGTGTCAATAGAAATTGATAACAGATTATTGTCCACCAACAAATTTCTCCCACGATATAAAGTCTCTTAGTTGCCATGTTCTTTGTTTCAATTCGTTCATAATAGATTCAATAACCGAAATAACTTCTTCATGGTAGACCTTTTTCTCAAGTAATTTGATAAGGTCTTTGTCTGCTTCCAAATAGGTGTTGATATCAGACTTCAACGCAAACTGGAATGGTTCCCATCCGTATTCGTCCAATTCATCTTGTGACATTTTGCCAGTAAAGTATTCCCATTTCACTTTACGCATACGCAAGTAATCAAAGTGGGCTTTCTTTGATGCAATTTTATGTTTGGTGAGAATGCCAAGATACTTACTGTGGTATACAGGTATCTTTAATAGTTCTCTGCTGGGTTCGGTTTGGTCAATGACTGCATCCGATTCCCACATTTTTAAGACTTGTTCAAGTGTTTCCATAGTTATTCATAATTGCCATAATCAAAACATTATATCACAAAAGTATTAAACTGTCAAGTATTTGTATGATTGATACCTGAATGTTGCCCTTGCGGTTATTATTGTGTCTGCTGATTTCGTAGTATCAAATACAATATCATTTATACTTAAAGGAAACACATTTGTGTATTGTATTCTTAGTACTGGATTGTTTAGATTACTTAGAATGGTTAATGTTGCATCTGAAAAATGTTTATTGTTTTGCAGTTCTTTACTGCCGCCACGTTGTTCAAATCCTTCTGGATCAGCCATAGTCAGAAACCAGTCATATATGTTTTTCCACGATTGCAATTCTTCATCTACCAAAAACTCAACATCAAGTGGAGTGTAAGATAGTTTGGTACCAGGTGAATACATGTCTAAGAATGGAGTGGCTCTATTAACCTCACCCAAAGAAACGCCCGGTAGATTAACCGACTGACAAAAATACTGTGTGGCCCTAATTCTATCGAATGTAAGTAAGAACTTGGTGGGTTGAAGTAAATTTGTATTTTCTGGTGCTCTGTTTATTGCAGACATGTTATCTCCTCTATCTACTATTTAGGAGCCAAAAAAAAAGACCACCCGAAGGTGGTCTTTAAATGTCACTCTTAACGGTGACTTCTTCCCATCCCTGGGACAGATTACATCAAGTTGCGAACTTGGAAAATACGGTAGTACACGTTTGAACGAGCGTTCAATGCACCGTTGCCAGTGGTCAAACCAGTTGCGAATGGGTTTGCAACCATGCCGTAACGAGTCTTGAAACCAATCTTTGGTTGGAATGTGTACTGGTCAACTGCACGAACCATTTGTAGAGGAACGTATGGGCAGTAGAATAGACCAGCGTCATAAGGAGAAGAACCCTTATAACCGATTGTCACCAATTCTTGGTTAGATGTGTAACCACCGAAGTATGGGTCGATGTAGACCTTGATACGACCGTGCAACATACCAGCAAATGTATTGCCAGTGTCATCAACTTGTAGGTCAGCAGATAGGTTTGGTGTGTATTGTAACACGCCAGCCATTGCCATTGCAGAAGCAACGTCAGATGATACGATCATCACGTTACCTTTACCACGACGAGTTTGCTTAGCAATTACGTTTGCATCACGTTCGATTTGGAAAATCAAACCTTTGAAACGTTCAACAGACCAACGACCGTTAGAGTCAGTGTCCAAGTCGAAAGAACCAGCAGTTGTAGTACCATACTGAGCACCTGCAACAGCGCATGTATAGATTGTACGGATAACTTCACGGTTGATTTCAGCAAGAATCTCAGTAGAAAGAATGTTGCTCAATTCTGTTTCAGCATCCAAACCATGGATTGCCTTCAAGTCTTGTGCAAGTTCTAGTGAGTATTCAGCCTTCAAAGCACGGCTTTGAGCAGTTACAGTAACTTTCTCAATGCTGAATGCCATTTGGCCAAATGTGCTATCTGTGTCAGCACCCAAAGCTTCTGCGGTTGCAGTAGACATACCAATACCAGTTGTAACAGCGTTAGCAGTTGCAAAGTTTGTGAATACATTAGCGTCTGTGTCTTTAGAAGTATTGCCACGGAAACCGTATAGGTTGTTATCAGAACCAACACCAGAGAACTTGGTATTTGCTTCATTGAAGAACGCTTCGTTTGCGTTTGATGGACTACCTGATTGTGCGTTATAACGAGCACGCATTGCAAAGATCAAGCCTGTTGGGCCTGTCATTGGTTGAACGCCTGCAACATCATAAGCAATCATGTTTGGCAATGCACGGCGAACCAAGCTAATCAAGATTGGATCGTAGTTGGAGATGCCAGAACCTGTAACGTTTGTTGGTGCAGCAGAAACAGCAGTTTCATTCAACTGTTGTGCAGCAGCTGCCATTTCACGTTGTTGGTTTTCCAAAACAAGTGCTGTAACAGCTTTCTTGTATGGGTCTTTAATGGCTTCTAGACCTTCGTGTTCAAGGACTGGGGCCCATTTCTTTTGTAATTCTTCTGTTAGATACATTTAGTATTCTCCTTGTAAGTATCTTTAATTGGAAAATTTATTTATTTTGCCAATGATTTTGAGATGATTTGTGCGTACTGTGCAATTGAAGGATCAACAGATACCGATGATGGTTTCTTGTCCTCTTCAACTTCCACCGCTTCGTGCAATGCAGAGCTTTCAATCGCTTTAACTGGAGTTTGGAAGTATGAATCTACCAATGTTTCCAATTTACGACCAAATTCTTGTTCTGTGGTAAACTCAACACTCTCTGCGAGTGATTTCAATTTTTCCACTTGAGTCTGCGTTAGGCCCTCACATACTGCATGTATAGCCTCTGTTTTTTTGTATTCGTTAATTTGCTTCTTCATTTCAACGGCAGATTTGATCTGTTCGTTCAATGAATCTTCCAGTTCTTCAACTTTGTCGGTCAATTCTTCAACAACGTTTACTTTTTCTTCTGGAATGTCAATGTAGTGTTCTTCGAACAATGACTTCATGCCACGGATGAAATCTTCAACGATTTCGGCACGTAGACCTTTTTCGATTGCCAATTGGTTTTCTTTGAACCATTCTTCAGCCATATAGTTAATGTAGTCGTCCAATTTCTTAGACAAATCTTCTTTAACTTCTTCAACTGAAGCTTCGAATTCTTCGTACATTGCTTCTTCAACTTCTTCCAAAA